GACTTCTTCGTGTCCAGGTCACGCACGGTTGGACCGTAGCCCCTTACTGGGGTACGCTTTGCCTTGCGGACCTTATCCTGGAATCGCCTGGAGGCCACTCTAACAGAGGGGTTATGCTCCATGCCCAGGTAGGGCTGTCGGAAGTAAAATTCCGTCGCCCGAACACGTCCGAGGGCGGATCGGTACGCGCTTTCCAAAGAAACGCGCAATTCCGCCCCGTCGGTCATCACGTCCGTGGTCAGGATGGTTAGTCCATACTTCAAGGAATCCTCTGAAGTCTTGACAACATCCTGGAGCCATTGTTTCGCACTGCGATCGAGATAACTCGTATCGGCTGACGAACCAATGGCCAACCCCAGTCCGGAAACCAGGTCAACAATGTTGGCCTGCGACAGGTACTGTAACCACGGGACGTGGTCGGTGGTGCTACGGTGAGGGACGAGCGGAACTCCGACGCCTCCATAACCTGCATCCACCGAGATTGGTATGCCCATCCTATCGGCAAGTCTCCACGTGTAGTAATACGGGGAGACCTTCCAGAGGAACTTAGGGAACGCCATCCTGGCGCGCCCCGGGTCACCCGCAATTGCGGCTGCCTGGGTAGCCCACGTGATGTGGCCCTTAGAACCCCCTGGAGGGGCAACCAAGACAGAGGTGCTGAGGACAGGTACCGGAAACCCTGCTTCGCAGGGTATCTCCGCTATTATGCTCCGAGTAGGGTGATGGAAGCACTTGTCATAAGACAAGCGACCTCCCATGGAGACGAATATATCATCATAGATTTTTCGCCTCTCTAGGGTCCAACGCGGTTTTTGCGCGTCGTCCCCTACACCCTTCAGCACTACGTCGCTACGCCGGAGGAATTTGTGACGTTTTGCGTTACGCTCGAGTCGAGTGTAAGGCAAAATCTCCAGAGTCTTGTGAGCTGCATACAATGTGTGCAACATAAGAGGAGGGAAAGATGTGGGATCTCCCATCATCTGTCCAGTCGTCGTCATAACTCCGCGCGTAGAGTTGAGGTCGTCTAGCCAGGTGTTCACGTCTTCAAGTATAAACTTGGCGTGACCTAGCTCTGACTTCCTCAGCACCTTTAACTCATGATAATCCCACATACCAAGCGTGGGCTCCTCACTGAGCAAAGGTGCTTTCGGGTAGCGCAAAGACAGTCCTTCCGGATGAAACTCCCATGG